ATCCTGTCAAACTTACTCATTATCTGACTGAGAACCTGAGTAGATTCAACTTTTGTAACATACTCTTCTCTAGTACGATTCAATAAGATTTGTAGTCTTTGCATTTCAATCACGTAACCACGTAGTATAAAACCAATAAAGCCAACACCTAGTGTTAGGACACTACTCCATAGATCAGTTATTTCCATCTTCTAGTTACCTATAGCTTGGTACATCATAGTTTGATTACTACCAGAGGAAGTACCTTCGTTGATTATTGTAAAAGTACTTAAGTTTACTGGAAGACAAGCTACAGAATAAAGGTCAACTTCAAAGTCCCCTGATGACCTGTTATCCATAGGTGTAGCATTAACAACCCAAAAGTTATTAGGAAAAGCAACAGGTAAAGTCACTGTCTTATTCTGTGCCGCGTTTACACCTGTAACTCTTCCCCACTGCATGTACAAACCTGATGGAAATGTCTGATAGCCACTCTCACTTAAACTAGATGTACCTTGTGTAGCCGCTTTAATTTTAGCTGGTGAAACTAAACTCTCTGTAGTACCTGTTCCAGTCTGCCATACGTTAGTAGCTTGAGTTCCTAATAAGCCTGTTTGAACACCAGATGTATTTGTTACTATAGTATCATCTAGTATTTTAAACAAGTTAGTAGACTGGTCTAAATAACCCATATTAATCCAAGCATCATCTGCTTCAGATCTAACTTTTAATATATTAGCTGAGGTGTCATACCAAAGCATATTAGCGTAAGTAGTAGTAGGAGCAGAGCTACCGCTACTTAAACTACCTAATGCTTGTAGTGCATTATTTAAATCTGACCTAAAACTAGGGAAGGTTTGATTAGCGATACTTAAATCGTTCTGTGACATTATTAGTATTCCTCTACATAAGCTGTCAGCGAAGTAACAGACGGGGTTATATTATTGCTTGAAGATGTAAGTTTAACTTTAAACCTAAATGCTCTTGCACTAAGGTCTGCGACTTTAATTGCTGTATAAGAAGACCAAGTAGGAGTTGCATCTGGATCATCTTGTGTTGTTGAGACTAAAGTTATTATGTTAGTATCAGCGAACTGACTATTACCACCAAGGTCATCGAATAAACCAACAGCATTATCAAACAAATCAGGCTGGTCATCAAATAACCCAGCAGTATCGTCATGTCTCACTGTTGTAGCACTTACATATACTCTACTCCTGTTAACTTGTCCATTGTGAGTCTCTATATGATTACTAAATAAGTACTCACCTTCAGAAGGAGAAGTTACATAATCATCTAACCTTAAACTGTTACTAACAACTTCTGTATTAGTTTTAGAGCCTGTAAAAGAAGGGCTATCTGTCAGTGTTGTTGACTGGCTTAGAGGTGCTATATTAGCTAGTGGTACAATTACAGAGGTGTAGTTAATAGATCCTATACCAGATTTATCGTAGGCTCTAACTAAGTATGTACCTGCTCTAGCTGGAACTGATACACTAGAAGCTGGTCTAGGTACTTTATCTACGTAAGTTAGAGAGTTAGCCCAAGTAGCCCCTGCAAATTCAGTAGAGTATCTTATTCTATAGTATGATAAATCAAGATCTGGTATAGCTTCCCAATCAAGAGTAATAACAGAACCATTAACTTCAGCTACAAGACCAGTTACATCTGATGGGGGAGCTAATAATCCAGAGGCATTTATACTAGATAAATACTCCCACTCTCCTTTAACTCCAAAAGTGTTAATAGCTCTACCTCTAAAATCGTAGTTACCATCTTCAAGATCTATAGCTTCAAAGTCACCAATCTGACCAGTTCCTAGAGTAATCCAGCTATCTGTATCGGCAGAGGATAACTTAAACTCACACTCTACATAATCTATTCTCTCACTAGCACCAGAAGTTACAGTAAGAGTAATAATATTAGTTAGCTTCTCCCGTATAACTTGAGTTCTAACAACTGCTGACAAACCTACCGAGGGAACTAAGAATGGAGATAGTAGTGAAGTGTTGTCTCTCTCGTATACTACACCGTCATTTACTTCATCAAATACAGATTCAGCAGTCTCACGTAGTGTCATTTGTGTCTGTAGGTCAAGACCATCAGTTAAACCAAAGCTCCAAGAGACTACTTCAAACTCTTTTCTAGTGTCACCTTCTTCTGTAAGAACCCAACCAAACCTTTCGTTAGATATTCTTACGTTGTCACCAACCTGTAACCCTAGAGTTCTAAGACCAAAACTAGCATTAACTGTAAGCTGTTGTCTATTACGCTCCAAGGAAATTAAACCAAGTCTTCTAGCTTCTATATAGTTGTCAGTAAAAGAAAGATCTACATCGGCTACAGATTCTTGACCTCCATCAGCGACTAGATATGCAGTGCTAGTTACTTGTGGGTAATCTGTTACTTGCCAATTACTTTCTTCACCTCTAAAGGTCCCTTTAATAACATTAAAGTTATCTCTTCTAGAGTGTCTAGTAGAAACAGATATACCAGACCTTAAATCGTCTTCGTTTAGATCCATTACTGTATCAGTCCAGTAAGCAGACTTCATACGCCACTTACCTTGAGCATACCACAAAGATCCACCCATAGACTTAAGTAACTCACTCATCATATCATAAGGTGTAGATGCAGTGGTAAATGATCCGTTACAAGTATATCTAGTTGTACCAGCAATAGTATTAGTTTGGTCACAGATATTAGCTGAACTAATAACAAGTGTGTCGTCTATATTAACTATGTTTTCTTCTAGACCATACTTGCTTGTAAGGTAGTCTCTTAAGCAGAGAGCAGGGTTATCTGACCAAACTGTAGTACTAGTACGAGGGTCGTATAACTTCTTACCTTTTACTAAAGCAGTTATAACAGGTATACCATTAGGGAAAGCATCCGCATTAAACTTAAGTCTAACATACATATATGCTACACCACGTAGTCTGTACTCGTTACCCCACTCAGTAGATTCTTCAACTAGATCAGCATCTGCTAACTGATCTGTAGAACCGTTGTGAGTATTAATCCTAACTAGTCTCTCTCTCATTGATGCAAGAGCGACTAAAGCAGGGTATATGCCACCACCTAATAAAAAAACCTGTAGTTCTTCATACGTTGGGAACTCAGTACCAACCCCTTCAGGTAAAAGTGAGTAATATCTACCTGACTGAAAAGTAGCCTCTGGAAAAGACCTAGCTTCTTTATTATAGTTTTCACTAACTAAGTATCCACCAACCGTTGCAGAAATTAGATCGTCATTAAGGTAGAAGCCATCAAAAGACTCTACCTCGTGTCCAGCTACAGCAATTACTCTATGTAAGAATTTATTATTGTTACCTGTAGCTTCATCAAATACTATAGCCCCACCAACTTTCATCTTACCATATATAATCTGATGGTCTTGAGCAGGTCCAATGGAATTAGTGTCATAACCCCTATTAGCTCCTGATGCAGTAGGTTTAGGTGCAAGAGCCTGTAAAGCCGCACCCATAGCCGCAGTAACTAAGAAGTGAGTTGCAAAATGACCACCTATAAACACTGCACCTGTAGTAAGCCCAACTGTAGCTGTACTAATCGCCGCACCTACAAGGATTCCTGTTGGCATATTATAACTCCTTCTCGTATTTAGTTTCTACTTCATGGTATCCCATGCGTGTAAGGAAGTTTCCAATAGGGTTCTTCTTAGAAGATGAGGCCATAACCCTAGTGATACCATCCTCTTTCAAACACATCTCTACAAACTTAAACAGGCGTTTACCAACTGTAGATTTTCTGTAGTCTTTGTGTACATATACTGCATCATAACAACCCATAAGATCTCCTTTAGTTGTTAAGGGGGCTACTACTACAACTAGAAAGTAACCAATCAGTAGTCCTTCTTTTCTAACGGTAAAGAACTTTAGTTTGCCTTGTTGTTCTAATATAAAGTATGATTCCCAGTCTATATCTAATTCTATTGTAGGATGACCAGATTCACTCCACTCTAGTATAGCTAGTGGTGCTACTTCATCTTGAGCAAGACTTAAAACTTCTTGCTGATACTTAATTACCACTCTTACGTCCCCAAGACACTTGCTTATCTTGCATACTTTCTACAAAGTCAAAACCTTTATCGTTCTCGTAAAGAGACTTCTGATAACCAGATGTAAATCTAGCTACTCTAGCTCTCTCAAGATCAACTAACTTATTCTCTACTGTAAGCTCTACAGAGGAAGTTTCAGCTTCTTCTTGTATATTCATTTGGTCCATGTAACCTGAGAATATCTCATTAAATTGGTTTGAGCTACCCTGTAAGATAATTTTAGATCCGTCTTCTAGTAGTATGTAAGAGCTGTCTTCTTGCAGTAGGCTTCCATCAGAAACTGTAAATGTACCAAAGTATATATTACATACACGACCTTGATATGGTTGACCAAGAGCTAGTGAAATAACATTACTAGGTATACCGTTTAAAGTTACAGTAGCACCCTTAACAGCCATCTCAGATGTCTCTTCTATTGTGGATATGTTAAGTAAGTCTCCTGCTCCTACCCACTCAGTTCCATCTGCTAAGATAAGAGTTCCTTGACCAGTCCACATTCTTAGTGTGTTCTCTCCATCAAACTTTAGCTCTACAGCGAAGAAGGGTCTAACAACATCTTGTGAAATACTTTGTATAGTATCGGGTATTAAATCTCTTGACATTTTAAGTTACCTTTTATTATTTAATAAGACCATGCAATACTTACAGAACCATTGTCAAAGGAATTACCAGCTGTTGGTACTATTCTAAGTTGAGTTAGTTCACCACTTAATGTTTTAGAACCTGCACCTACTTGTTGTTGATTCGCATCAGTATCTACTACAGTATGTGTTTGTACAAATCTATTGGTTGTATGAACTCTTGTAAATGTCATAGTGCCTGTCAATTTGTATCCGGAGTTTTGTACTCTAATAATCATACCTGCTGTAGACTCAGAAGCATTACCCCAAACAGACCTAGATATATATCCTGAAGTTTCGATACCACCTGAGTCACCTAGCTGTATAAGTAAATCATTAGATCCACTCATACTTAATTGCTCAAGCATTACTGTAACTTGACGTACACCAGCAGGTATAGATGTAAAGTTTACAGCAGAAGTACCTGATGGTGACACAGGAGCAAGAGAACCACTGCCTATGTTGTCAGCTACTATAGAGCCTGTTACAGTACAGCCTGTTGCTGTTGTTTCTAATTTCTTTGAGTTGTCGTGGTAAAGAGATACAGAACTATTACCTGCCGCTACAATCATTTTTTCTTCAGCAGGTGAAATCAATTCTATTGTACCCCCACCCCTTAGATATAAATTACCAGTACCGTTATCCCTTACATGGCTGTTTGAACCGTCGTGAAACAGTTCCATATCTGAACCTGCCCCAAATGTGGCTTTACCATTATCTGCAAAGTTAAGACTTTCAGCACTAGCGTCCCATGTTAGTTTTGCAGTTGTGCCTGTGTCCTCGTAGAAGCTTACGTCTCCGTTAGCATCTACTCTTAGACGGTCAACAGTGTCCGTGCCATTGTAAGACTTTATTAGAGTCCTCCCATGTGCCACTCCGTCTTGGGCTGTTATTATATTAGCTCCGTTACTTTGTTGTAAGAAAGTCTTTTGGTTAGTGCCATCAGTATCCTGAATTGAAATTGAAGGAACACCTGTATTAGCAACAGTAAGCCCATCAGAAGTCACTGTGCCATTGATAATTGTGTTACCAAAAGTAGGAGTACTAGTTGTAGCAACGGCTTGTCCTATAGAAAACTGTGTACCAGTTAGAGTTACTCCAGTACCTGCTGAGTATACAGCGGAAGCTGACACATTAACAAACACAATAGCTGTTGTACCAAAAGTTATAACGCCTACAGTATTCATTACATCAAGATTACCAGCTCCTGTATTACCTTCCTCAACGAAGAAAGCATCACCTTGACCAAAGGAATCAGGATCAGATGGTCCGTAGCTGTCTGCATCTGTAGCTCTCGTTAGAACCCAGTTAGTGCTACCTGAACCAGTATTAGTAACTGTATATATACCATTCTGAGCTTGTGCTGTTTGACCTTTAACTAGAACACGATTACCAGAAGATAAAGTAACTCCATCCAATGCTAAAGCTACTTGAGTTGAGTTGTTTGTTAGGGTAGCCCCTACTCCAGCAGTACCATTATTGTAAGTGACTGTAAGATTACTGCTACTCTCAACTCTACAAGGATCGTGGTAGTGTAATCCAGCGGCGGCTATTGTGTCTACATACTGTTTACTAGCGGCTTGTAAGGATGCTGTTGGGTCTGCATTAAGAACTAAAGATCCAGTCATAGTGCTACCAGATTTACTTACGAAGTCAGTACCTACTGCTGTCTTAAGTTCACCAAAGGTAATAGCTTTTGTTTGACTGGCAGTAATGTCAACGACAGCAAACTCATCTGCATTAGCTAAGTCAGCACCAGTAATATTAGGTAGTTCTGTTATTTTCTTATCAGCCAAGTTCTTATTCCTTTATGTGACAGCTTCTACAGCCTCAAAAGAGATACCGTATATTGATGCGTTATTGATAGACCACGAAGTCATGTTTGTTGCTAGTCTAAAGACCCCTTTAGGGGAATTAAATGTTACAGTAGCACCAGTGTAAGAAGACCTTAGTGAAGGCCATATTTGTATTGTACCATCACCATCTTGATCTTGTAATACTTGATGCAGTCTAGAGGTTGTAGCAGACCCTAGTTGTATGTAGTCACCAGCTTTAAGAGTTCCAGTCATAACAACAGTAGCCTCATCTTGTCCAGCAGTACCAGTCAATACACAAGCACTTACTGTACCTTGAGGTGTAGCATAGTCAGGATCTCCTAGTAAGAAAGTACCGTATTGACCTTTAAGTCCTATTAACATAGCTTTCCACTCAGCGGCCTTATCTCTATGTACCGAGGGAATATTGACTGATGCCTCCCACTTCTGACCACCGTGAGAAATAATCTGTTGCTTGTATGTAAAAGGAGACTGAGAAACAGCTACAGAGTTAACAGCTCTAAGCTCAATGCTCTCAATACCTATTGTAGTTGGTGTGTCTAGTGGGTAGGTTAGTGCCATGTGTTATATTCCTTATAAGTCTAACCGAAGGTAGCTTTCATTGTACCGCCTCTACGACGATCATTTAACATCTCAGATTTAGTCATCTGAGCAATCTTAGGTGCGGCTTGAGCTATTAGTTTCTTAACGCTGTCGTCTCCATTAGCAGAGAAGTTAAAGTTCTGTACAACAGTAGTAGCACCTCCACCTTCCATCTGTACTCCTAGCTTACCATTAGCTCCACGTTTAAGTGGCATGATAGCTTCAGGTCCAGCCTCTCCCATAAGTCCAGTTTTACCACCAGACATACCGAATGTAGTAGGACTACTTACTACTCCACCATCAGCATAGGCTTGTACTTGAGATCCACCAGAGAATACACCACCATTAGCGAAAGGTATACCCATAGCTGTTTTAGCGGCATTAACCATTTGCTGTACAACAAGTATTTGGTAGAGTTCTTTTATGATAGCTCTAGCCATACTCTTGAAAGCATCTTTAACTGATTCAGTGCCTTCTACCATAGAGATGAAACCATCGCCTATAATACCACCTATTGTATCAATTAACTGACCTTGCTTTTCTTTTTCTTCTGTTAGCTTCTTCTCTGCTTCTACCCTGTCGTATACATAAAGTATACTCTCTTGTTCAGTTTTTAGGGTTTCTAAAGCTCTTTCGTACCTTGCGCTACCATACTCTATACCTAGTTTATCTAGTTCTAACTTTGTTCTGTATGTCTCATTAAATTGTTCAGCAACCAACAGTTCTCTATCTTTAAGACCTGCTGTCATTAATTGTTCTTGTGTACTTAAACGTAGAGTAGCTAAGAACTCTTTCTGAGCTTCTTGTTGTTCAGTATAAAAAGAAAAATCCTGTTTAGAGGGC